AGTCCCAATCTTTCTGTACATATACAGCAGCCCACTTGCGGTTGCCAAAGATAACAGATAGATAGCAGCCTTTGGCTTGATGTAGCCACATGTAGAACTGCATCTGTGGCATGTACATACTCAAACAGTTTTCCATATTGTTTGTTTCGTATGTGTGTTTGCACTCAATGATCTCGTCAGTAAATTTTCTGTCCATCATAATGTGACCATCGACTTGACCCTTAAGAGGCACACCTTCCCAGTTCATCTCTGCTGTAAGGCCATGACCTTCGCCTTTGTGCATGACATGCTGTACTGTTTCAGTGTCAGTAAACATCTGTTTATCAAACCAACGCTTGTTAAAGTGTTCAGTCTCTGAGCCTAGCTGTACTGCTAAATTATCTGAGAGATCATCAGGCTCTGCTTTGCCTGTCTTTTGTTCCCACAAGGCAATCCAATCGCCTCGCATGATGCGGTTCATATCTGAGCCGCCTAGAAATCCTAGTCTGTTCATAGTAGTTCTCCTTTTAAATGCAGCCAGCGGAGGTATGGACGTATCCATATGAACCCTTTATCCGCTGACCTAGCCACAATTATAATCACCTAACGGCATTATACTTTTGGCTTAATTAATTATACTGCAACTATGCAGTTAGTTCAAGCTTCTTTTGTTGTAGTGATGAAAGCATTAGCTCTCTACGTCTTAGTCTCCACTTGATATGCTTGTGAAACTCTGAGTATGCAGGCCAGAAAGTGGTAGTCTCGGATACCTGCTTGATAGCGTACTTAACTATGTCTGCTGGATAGACTGACAGTTCATTAGCTATAGCTTGTATTCGCATTGCATGATCGTCCGATGACTCACCTGCTGGCTTCACCACCAGCGCAGCCAGCAGCGTGAGGTCATCGACTAACATTTCTTTAGGCATGGGAACCATAGCTTGCATAACTGTAGCTATACATTTGTTTACGTCATCGACTGATGTTGATTCTATTCTGTAGCCACTGACAATAATATCTACGCCATCATCCTTGAAGCTACTGCGGCTAATCTCTACTACCTTGCAGCCTGTTGTGCATTCTAGCGAAGTGAGAAGCAGACTGTCGACTTTGGCTGGATTGTTTACCTGTAGCATTCGATCCAGACCTGCCTGTATTTGATCGCCACTCAATATGATTTGAACACCAGTATCTGTAGGCTCTGTCGAAGGACGCAAATTTTTTGCCTGTTGCTTGATGGTAGTTAACGAACTTATCTGCTTGAGCGACATGATCTATAGCCTCCTTGTGTTTAGCATCTATGGATTTGCAAAGGTCATCGCTTGGAACCCATCCATCTGGAACCTGATCCTTTGTATTCTTTGTTTCCTTATTGGTTATTGATAGGTTAGTGTTGCTGTCTGCAACAGGGGTGTTGCTCTCTGCAATAGGGGTGTTGCAGTGTGCAATATCTTTTGGGAATATTATGTAGCGTGTTGACTTGCCTGTGTGTCCACGATCTCTAGTTAGATAGCCGTGATCTTCCAGCCAGTGCAGCTTGCGCGTTACTGTAGCTACAGACATAGCAGTACGTTGTGATAGTCGGCTGAGACTAGGCCAGCATAGGTGCTTGTCTTCATCTGCATGATCTGCAAGCACAACCATTAGCCATTTTGCATAGCAGTCAGGTATCTCTGACTTGATTGCCCTCGCCATTAGTAGGAATGCCATTGTAGTTCTCCTTCAATAATGGTGCTATCTTTTCTTCAAAGACATCACCATCAAAGATGATTAGTGTTTTGGGTTTACCTTCCCTGCGCTTGTAGAACAGNACATCTCTAACTACAGTAAAGGGATTGGGAAAGTTTGATTTGTCTCGGTACTTTACTTCAACCACCAAGGCGTTTTGTCCGACTTGCCAGATGATGTCTCCGCTATACTCGCCTCCCAACGCGCCGCTGAGAGGTTGCCTCTTCGCTTTGAACCCGAGCTTTTGTAACCACTTGACGAATGTTCGCTCATGGTAGTCTCCTTTTGCGCGACTCTTGCTTGCCATGTGTCTGCCTCATAACAATCAATACAGATTGTGTGATAGGTTGGTGGTTTTTCTGTAGCTAATATGCATACAAACCAAGGGGTCTTATCATTGCAAGCATCGCATGGGTATGCTTCACCTACTTTATCGTAGAGTCTTTTTTTTATGGACTTTGATCGTAAGGCCAAGTGCATCTAACCAACATGCAAACAAGAATCCAGATGGTACTCGTTTGTGTTGCTCCCATTTGTGTATTAAAGATTCAGCGCATCCAATTTTGTAAGCTAAATTTTTTTGAGTCAACTTTTGTTTTGTTCGGTGAACAACAAGCTGACTAATAACATACTGATATGTATCAGTAACTTCAGTCTCTACTTTGTAGTGCTGAAAGTTTTTCAATAGCTTCACTAACTTTATTGGCTGTATCGTAGCGTAAATCTTTGCCTAATCTTGCACGATAGAAGGTAGAGTCAGGCACTCCGGCACAAGCAAAAGCATCCTTGAGTTTGATATGTAAGTGCGCTGACTTGTCTACTAATTGTTCCATGTATGTAATCATGCAGCCAATATGCTTGCAAGATTGCAGTTATGTCAATGGTCAAAATTCTGTAGACCCTTTCTTGTATTCACCAAGGCTTGACCATCCACCAACTACATGTGTTTCTCTGTGATAGTAGCGACCAGTATCTTCTTCAACCACATCATCAGCAAATGCATTGTCAGGAAGCATTGCATTATTTAATTGCCAACCTTTTTTGTTACGCTCAAGTTCTATGTTGTATCCATAGTTGATACTTGATAGCGGCTTGTCTTCTTCGCGTTTATATCTACCATTTCTAGGCATTGTGTTGCTCCTCGTAAAATTCTTTAGACCACATGATTAACTGCTGTCTGCCTGATTCACCCTTGCGTTTGCGTGTATCTACAAACACTAAGCCTTTTTCTTTTAGCTGTTTGTATCTAGCTGTGATTGTGCTGTATCTATAGGCTGGTAAAATTCTAAGCACATCATCAGATATGCAGCCGCTGCTACCAAAGGAAGTGATGGCAGCTAATACAACGCGTTCCATTTTGCTAACGTCAAGTTTGTCAGCGGCATCATGGCTAGTGCTTGGGTCACGGCTGCGGGCTAGCTTAAATGCTGGCGTGTCAAACAAATCGTCAGCTATTTTTTGTCCTTGTTCTATGACATTCATCTTAGTTCTCCTTGTTGGGCCATATTGGATTTTGAATTTTCTTGTAAGCATCTACTAATTTTGCAGTATCTATAACAGGAGTTTTGCAATCTTGTTCTTGTTCAATAACAATCTTGCCACTTGCTGTTTCAAAATCAGTCATCATATCTAATGCTGTTTCGACAGCATCATCTGCATCTTCAGCGTACACAACTTTGTAAACTGTGTACTGTGTCATCCATTTGAGATCATCACACTTGCAATGAGTGCAAGTATCTTGTTCAGAAAACATTTGATTGTTGCATTCTCTGCACTCAAGGAACTCCTCGACTGTGCGTCTGCCAGTTATATCAGTACGGAATATCATCGTTCAAATCCTGTGGTGGGTGGGCTGCTTCCCATGCTGCTGTCGCACGTTCAATAAACTTTTGCTTTTTGAAGCGTGGATTTGTAGCTGCAAGATCATCAGCCATAGTTAAGATTGCAGTAGGCCAAGGTAGCAGTGGTGCTACCTTGTCTGCGAGATACTCAAAGTGTCTCTGTTGCATCAGTGGCATTGTCATACCTCCCTTAGTGTTGGACGATAAGATGCGTCTTCGTTTGAATCACGATGAAGCACCTCTTCGTATGTGTTGACGACTCTGTTTATATTCCAGACAGCTTGCTGTATTCCGTACAGAAACTGAGAGTCATCTTCTTTTGCTCGTTCAAGTAGAGATTCCAAGTTGCGTTGTATGTCTCTAGCTTGTGTGATGAATGCCATTTCCATGTTAGTTCTCCTTGTTGTTAAGCTGCTACATGCCAGCTATTTAGTTTGAATACTTTAGCTAACTGATTCTGACGCAAGCGTTGCGTGTTAGCTGGTGAGTTAGACTCGTCTGTGTGACTAGCCCAGTAGGTGCAAGCATTGTACAATGCCCACTTGTTACCACCTAACTTGGCTTTATCTGCAAACCAGTAGCCCATCAGTCGCTCAAGCTGACGCTCATTCCATTTGAATGTGCTTGTCTTGTTGGGTGTGCGGCAAATAGCATGCTTGAAGAATCGTTCAGCCATATCATTATCTACGTTGGTTGACATCCAAGATTTGTATACATCTTTTGTATTTAGAAATGCCTCAAGACCTGCTTGTATCTTGGCTGCGCTACCTTCTACATTGACGTTGGTTGTATGCTTTGCCCATGTATTAGCTACAGTGTCAGCATGTGTCATGCCATTGAGACACCAAAGACGTAAGCCAAATGCTGATTGTTGGAATGCCCAGCTACTGTCGTATGAGTTAAAGAACTGGACGCGAAACCTTACATAGTCACCGACTGCTGGCTCCATTACTAGGTCAGCAAAGTCTATAGTGCCGCGTAGCTTGGCACCGTTATCAAAGATTTCAATTTTTGTATCGTAATCTTTAGATACATTTGATTGACTGACAGCATCCATAACTGAGTTGACTACATCATCATGCTTGATTGCTTTGTACTTAGAACCGTGAACACCAAGCACTTCATTGGTATCGGTACGCATGATGGCTCGTGCCATTGATTGAGGCACGTCATATAAATTGCAGTCATTATCTTTGCTTGCTGTAAGATTGACAGTCTCTACTGGGAATGACCAGCAATCTTCTACTAGGCTGTTGCCTATAACTGTTACTCCATCCATAGTTAGTTCTCCTTTAGAATTTTGAGTTGCGATAGTGGAAGACAAGGCCCAGCCATTTGATGGTGAACCCACGATCAGTACCGAAATANCGTGGTACTAAATAGAATTTTCTNTATGTTGTGATACGCATNTTAGTTCTCCTTACTGCATACTTGCAGTGTACACTAGGTGTATCTGATTGCAACACCTAATCTTCAGATAGGTTGCAGATGTGAGGCCACCATATGATGAAGACACCTGCTCCGAATAATAAGAACGACCAGTAGGGTGAGTATTCTTGTCTTATGTTGTCAAACCCTGCGAGTATTAGTAAAACTCCTAGCGTTGTGATTAGAGTAATATCGATAATGGATTTCATTTTCAAATTCTCCTTGTGACATTTCAGTTTGCAGTTACTGCTTATATCTTCCGGCCCCCCTGCGGGGCTGGGTGCTGCCGCTGCCTTGTGTGTGCCATGTGATGAGCATAAAAAAAGCCCCGCTGCCGAAGCAGCGAGGCTAGTTGGGAGAGGTTATGAAGCTTGTTTTTTAGCTTGGTAAGCTGCCTCAAGCTTGTCAATGGTCTTTGCGTCAGGCTCATTGTTAGCATGTGTCTCAGGGAATAGCTGTTGAGAAGCTTGTGTGAGATTTGTCTTGAGTAACTCGTTGCACTCAAGCTGTGACTGCTGCCATTCAATGTCCCGATTGCGTTGTAGTATCTTGTCGTTATCGAGTATTACACCGTGTTCTTTGTGTTCGATGTAGTCGTTCAAGTTCTGATCCTCAAGCTCTTGAATCTTAGAGAGCTTGCTGTTCGTGTTCCAGTCAATGTCGTTAAGAAACTTATTGATGAAATACTGAAGTGTTGATTTGTGTGTCCGATCAGAAAGTGTGAAGACACGATTGAGGTCTTGTGCGAAACCGTTTTTGTTTGATTGCTTAGTCATCTTAGTTCTCCTTTGTGATACCGAGACCCTTCTCGGCTTATGCCCCATCCAGATCATGGCTGGAATAGAAAAGCAAGGGCGAGGCAAGGCCGAGTGCATTTACCCTTGCTACTCGCTAACAGCGAGGGTTTCTAGGCCAGTTATGATGTGGATAATGGGGCTTGCCGAGAGGGGATTGGTATCTCTGCAACAAAGGAGAACGCGTAGATGACTTGCAATCAAGGACAAAAAGGAGTGTAGCGCGAGGCATCAAGCGTGGCTTCACACTTGCTGATTGTTGTTTATTGGTGCTGTGTATTTCGTGAAAATACCCCCGTGTCTTGCGCGTGTTTCACTGCCCGATGTAACGTCCGTCAGTGATGGGATCAGCAGATCACATCGCTGTCGCAACGGCCATCTAGGGCGTGAGTATGCCACGCGCATTGCCTTGTTGCTGCGATATGTTGCAACGAGACAGTCGATGCTACCCCTAGCAATCGACAAGCTTGTGGTTAATGACAAGGTGTGTAAATTGTGCGGTTGACAAGCCGAGAGAAAGTGGCTGATAGTGGGGGGGAACACAAGGGGGGGCAGATGACCGAGATTGTGAAGCTTACCGATAAACAGACTGCATTGGTGGATACACTTGTAGCAACAGGCTGTAGCATAACAGAAGCAGCAAAGCTTGCCGGATATGCTGAAGGTGAATCCGGTAGAGTAAGTGCTAGCAAGGCTTTGCGGACAGGTCATGTCCAGCAGTACATGATGCAACGGATAGGTGAGAGTATGGGTCTCAATGCTACGGTGGCTGCGGCTAAGATGGTGAGGTTAGCATCGGGAGCTAAGAGTGAGTATGTACAGCTTGAAGCTAGCAAAGACATCTTGGACAGGGCTGGCTTCAAAGCTCCCGACAAGCATATGCACTTGCATGCTGGCGATATTAGCGTGTCCATAGACCTTGCGTAATGTGGTGGGGGGTTGAAAATCGGATGTGTCCACTGTCACTGTGGTCTACCACAGACGTTAGAGGTCAAAAAGGTTCGCACCCGAGTTTGATAATATTTTTTTAGTGAGAGGTTCGTCTTATGTGTTTAGGTGGTGGAGCTAGTTATCCTGATCTTGGGCCGAGGGATACCAGCAACGAGCTTATTGTTAGCAAGTACGAGCTTAGTGAAGAGAACAAGGCCAAGAACTTGAAGCGTTCCAAGTCTCTTGTTAAGTTTGACAGCAACAATGATAATGGCGGTGGCGATGGCAGCAATGGTTTAGGTGCTGGCACTTCTGTTGGTAGTAGCAGTAATGGTTATGGCGGCATGGATATGAGTAACGTAGGATAATGGCAAAGACACCAGCATGGACAAGAAAAGAGGGAAAGAACCCAGCAGGTGGACTCAACGCTGCCGGACGCGCCTCTTACAAAGGCGGCACCCTCAAAGCCCCAGTAAAGTCGGGAGACAACCCAAGAAGATCAAGCTTCCTATCGCGGATGGCGGGCAATAGCGGGCCGGAACGCGACTCGAAGGGCAAGCCCACACGCCTGTTACTCTCCCTGCGGGCGTGGGGTGCGTCATCAAAAGCTGATGCAAGGGCGAAAGCGAGAGCTATTAGCAAGCGAAACAAAGGAAAAGCATAATGACTACACTTTTACCTAAATCAGTTACTGTGGCTAGGAAGAGAAAAATTCAACAAATGATGGTTATCTTTGATGCTAGGCAGAAAGCAATAAAAGATGAACAAGAACGCCTCGCCTTTGAAGAAAAAGTAAAAGAGCAAGCAATTAAAATTAACGAAGCTCGTAGGCTTAATAATGAAAAATTTGATAAAGCTTTAGAAAAAGCTGATGTAGCATTACAAATACAAAAGGGCAAAATAAGGCAAAGTAAAAAACGCAGTCTTATTGCAAGGGGAAAAACAAAACCTAATGTAACGTAACAAAGGAGAGGTATTATGCCTAATGTAGCTGGTAAGAAGTTCCCGTACACTAAGGCTGGTATGGCTGCTGCCAAGAAGATGGCAGAGAAAAACAAAGACAAGAAGAAAAAGAAAAGCTTAATTGAAATCAAAAAGGGTTAGTTATGCCTTATCAATTCAATGATGGTGAGGTTTATGATGGCCCCACAATTACCCTGCCAGATGGACGTGTTGTTTCTGGTGCGACCTTTACGCCTGAGTCTAGGCGGGTTTATGAGGTTGAGGTTGTTCCCGAGCCTGTAAGAGCAAGGAATGATGTCGGCAGACTTGTTGCTG